TCGATTTTCGAAACTCATTTCGAAACATTATCAAGCTCTTTGCTTGCTTGATTATCTGCTGATATTTTAAGTTTTAAATCATATTCTGTGCTTGCCATGTGGATTATTTTTTATGTGATGAAACTTTGGATTTTTGCTTTTCTCTTTCTGCTTGAATATGTTCCCGTTTTCTTTCTTCTTGGATCATTGCAAAGTGTAGATTAAGAACGTGTTCACTTTCATTGTCTAAATCCGACGGCTTGCAATGATATAATTCTTTAATCAATATATAATCACGGTGTTCTTTACTCAATCATTTTCATGAACGTAATGTTTTTGCGAATTGTTCAAGAATTTCTTTACTTCTTACTGGGTATTTTCATTTTTTCCACTTCTTCAAGAACCTTTTCGTAATCTTCAACCGCCAATCAATCAACTTCTTCTGCTGTTAAATTTGTCATTGATGTAATCAAAAAATCATTTGCCTTTTGTCAATTTGCAACTGTGATTTCAATTTCTCACGCTTGCAATTGCTGTGGTGTTGCTTTTAATCAATCGAGAAGAATATCATTGTATTCACGATCAATTTTTCTTGTATAAACGTTTGAAATGGTGATTTCCTTTTCTGCACCGTTAATTGTTACTTTCATGTTTTCCTTGTTTAAGAATTAAAGAAGCCTTGTTTTAAATACGTGCTTACAGATAAACAAGGAAAAACTGCAAGCACGTGATATATTAATATCAAACTGAATCGCTGTTTAATAATAATACTTCAATTGATGTTCCGTCATCATTGCTGTATTGTCCAGTAAATCACATTGTTTGTTTAATGATTTCATCGTTTGAATCTGTTTTTGTCCATTCACTGAATCAAACTTTCATTAAATCAACATAAATTGCTGGGTAAACTCATGTTGCCAAAGCACTTGCATTTGTATTTATTGCGTAGAACCTAACGGCTTTTTTCTCTGAATTTAATACGTAATCACGTAATGTTGTTGATTCGTATACTGCTTCAAAGTCTCATTCAATACCGAATTGCTGATTATAAATATCTGCAATATCTGTATCACCGAAACATTGAACATCTGTTAAATTCTTGTTTATTGCAATTCTGAAATTTTGCATACATTGTTCACTTGCACTGTTCAATGAAGCTTCATCATTTGCAAATTTTACACCTGCCATGCTTGCTGTAAATTCGTTTTCAGTTGCATATGCTGGGGTAACGCTTCCTTGTATTGGTTGCATTTGCTTTCACATAAATTCTGCACTGAATTTTACATAATCTGCAACTTCACATGATAATTCCAAATTATTTATCATACAATATGGTGCGTAACTTCCAGCAACTGGATCATCATCATAAAGTGTAAATGTTGGGTGTGTGTTGTTTTGCAATACTTCAAAGAAATGTCCAGCATGTGATTTTGTTGCTGACATTGTCCATGTTCCATTTGTAACACTTCATGAAACATCTTTGTCGAAATAATAATATGTTGTTACTCAATCATTTATTATTTTCTTCAAAGTTGCTCATCATGTTGTAACATCTCATCTTGCTGGTGTTCATCATGTTGGTGTTCCAGTAACTGCGTAAACTTTTGTGTATTTTCACAAAGCACCGAGTAAAAAGAATCACATTGAATAATCTTTTGCAACTCCTTGAATTGTTAAGTTTGAAGAATTCTTTGTTGTAAAAGAATTATAAACTCCGTCGATTACTCCGTATCATGATTCATCTGTTACACTTTCAATGCTTGGGTTTAAAACTCCGCTTTCTTTTGCAATCCATACGCTTGGTGCAACTGCTGTTCATCTTGTTGCTTCTTTACCAAGTCAAATTGCTGATAATCTTCCGATGTATACCATTTTTGTAATTAATTAAATGCTAAAAGTTTTTTATTCTTCATCTTTTCATTCAGATTTTTTCTGAACGATTTCCCTTGCTTTTTCTAATGCTTCAATCATTGTTTTTCATTCAATGATCAATCACCATTTTGGAAATGAATATTTCCTTACACCATTATCGTTCACGATTTTTACGTGTTGTTCGATTTCTGGTTTTTTTTCTTTACATCATTTGCATGCCATGATTTATTGTTTTTTATGATATAAATTATTTTGTCATTGCTGTAAATGAACAATTGACTTCAAACACTCTGAATGGTTCTTGCGTATTTGCAAATCACCAATTATATGTGTATTCACACTTTATCGTGTATCAATCATCATTATTCCAAACAATAGTTTCAATTTCCTTTAATTTCTGAATCACCATATCTGCAACAATTCTCATATTATCTTCAACTTCTGAAAAATTTTTCTGAATTCTATCAATTAATCTTATTTTGTAATTCAATTCTGTTTGATAACTGCAAGAATCAAGATATTTTACATTTCCATTATCTGGGGTAATGATAATTGCTGGTAAATTTATTCAATCTTCAATCTTTATGTCATGGTTATAAACTGCTCAAATTCTTGCCGTTTCTCACGTTGCGATTTCAAGCATTTTATTATATAATGCGTCTCATATTGCCTTGAATGAATATGTTGTTTCTGTCATTATTTTTTCATATTACTTTGTAAATCTTCCAAAATTATATCATTTATTGTGTCCATATGTTCCGTGAACGCTCTTTTCAAATAGAATGTTGTTTGTGGATTTTTTCTGTTTGAATATTCTCTTAAACTTGCATAATCCAAAGGTGAACCAACCACCACGAATCATCTATTGATTGAATTGAAATCTTGGTTTAAACTCTTTCTCAATGATCATGTCAAATATGGTGCGTTTTCCTTTGCGTTGTTTGTGATTTCATTTCATACATCAACCAATATAATTTGAACAACTGCATTTACTTTATCGTTCAATCACATCAATTGTTGTATATCTCATTGCAAGTTTAATTTCATTCACTTTCAGACATTATAATTTTGTAAAATTTTCTTTTTGATCCATTCCAGCTTTGTATTGATTTCACAATATATGCTGTTCAATCAACAACAATTTTGTCTCAAACAACATTTCATGAATATTCACAATACAATTTCTTCATTTTATAAACTGTTGCTTCATCAAATCCGTCTGATTGATCCAAAGGTTGCACATTACACGCAAATCTTACTCATTCTGAATCATACGATGAAACTCAATACTGGTTTTTTTGGTATCAATACCTTATTGCTGTTTTATTATATAATATCATGAATGTTTATATTGCTAATGTAAAATTTTTGAATTTATCAAGCATGATTTTAAAACTGAAATATATTTCATCAATTGTTTGGTCTGTTGTTTTTCAACCGTAAACAATTTGTTCATCTCATAATTTATATGATGAAACTCAAATATTTAATTCAGATTTTAATTCATCTGATAATTTTCAACATGCAAGGATCATTTCCATTAATTTCAAATCGTCTGGTAATTCATCTGTTCATTCATTATTTCTATTATATCAAGCTGTGTATTTAATAGTGATAAATCCGAAATCTGAATTTACATCAAGCGATTTAAAAATAATTCTTCTTTGATTTGCAACCATGTAATCAGTTCATTTTGTTCAAGAATAATCTGATCCATTGACTTGCGAAATGCTTTGAACTGGTTTGTTTTTCAAAAATATGTTGTATCAAAATGAATTTGTATACACTTTTCTCAAATCAATTTGTTCTTCATATTCTGCTTGATCGAAACTGTCAACGCCACAAAGATGATTCAATAATTTACACGCACTATTTAATGCAAGTGTTAATTGTGAATCCTTGCTTGTATCTCCGCTATCGATTCATAAATAAGCCTTGAATTGTGATAAACTTGAATACATTGTTTTTATAATATTTTATAAATTATTTCTTTGTTGATTTTTTCGCTGGTTTTTCTTCAACAACTTTTTCTTCTTTCTTTTCTCCTTTATCTTCAACCAATTCGTAAAGATGTGGGTAATTTCTTAAAAGAGAATCGAACCACCTTGTTTCAAAAGTTGCTCATGCTTTTATTTCTACTCAATCAACAAGCTGTGTTTCTTTTGAAATATTCTTTAATGTCTTTGTCATGATTATAAATTATATGTTATAAATTCTCGCACGGCTCATTAAAGAACCGTGCAAGATATTTCCAAATCTGATTAAAGAGTTACATTTACTCATAATCCGATTGTTTTTCCAAGTCATGCTGTGCTGTTTGCAATTCCGAAACCGAATTCGAAAGTTGCTGTTAATCTGATTCCATGTCCAGCAACACGATCAAGTTCTATTTCAAGTGGTTGTCCGAAACCATACTGAATAGCTGGTTTATAAACAACTGCGAAAGAACCTTTTGTGTTGTTAGCGGCTGTTGCGTCAACAAGCCCAGAAGTATTTGTTAATGCTGGGAAGTCTCTTGCAACCAAAACATCGATTCCGAATGCTTTTGCTAATACACCTTTAACGATTGTTGCGTTTGGTCAGAATTTGTCCATTGTGATAACTTCACTTAAAGCAAGCATTTTATCATAAACGTTTGCTGGTGCAATTATCAATAAATCGTTCAAGTCTGCTTGGTATCAAGCGTCGATTACTCATTTAACTGCAAGAATTTGTCAAGCTGTTAATGAACCAACTGAAACTGCTGTATTTGCAATTCCAACTTTTCTTATACCAGTTGCTTGTTGAACGAAATAAGGTGAACCAGAATATGTTCCGTTAATGTTTCCAGAACCACTTGCTGTATTATCTGAATTAACGAAAGAAGCGTCAATTGTTCTTGCGGCTGCTCTGTTGATTCTATCTCTTACCAAAGCTTCAAGATCACCAACTGAATAATTCAATTCTCTCTTTGAAATATCAACGTAAAGAATGAATTGTCCTTGCGAAATAGTTACTGCACCAGTGTCTGGTCAGTTGTTTGCTGGTGTGAAAGTTACTGCACCAGTTGTCCATTCACTATTTCCACTGAATAAATCAGCTTCACCAATAACTGGAACTTTTGCACTTATTGGCATATTATTTCCATGATTTCATGGAAGTAAATTTAACAAAGAAGAATACTTTGGAAGCATGTCCAATGCTGGATCAAGAACAACGTTTGTTGGAACAAGTTCTGCACCAAAAGCTGTTGCACCAGTGTTCATTACTTCATTGGCTTTTGTTTCTTCAACAACTTCTTCTTTAACTTCTATTCAAGCAAGTTTTTTTGCTTGTAATGCTAATTCTTTAAGGTTCATGATTAAATGAATTAATGATTTAAAAGGAATTAATTATGTTGCATTTTCTTTAAAAGCTCTGCAACTTTTCAATATCATGTGTTCTTTGTTGCGGGTGCTTGATAAGAACTTCATGATTGAATTGCTGTATTTTTTATTGCATGATCTAATTGCATTAATACTTCAATTGTTCATTTCATCAATTCTTGATGATTTGATAATTGCTGTTTTAATGATTTGATTTCTGCGTCTTTTTCACTCAATTTATCATTGAATGATTTTACAAATGATTGAAATTCAGCTTTTTCAATTCATTTGAATTCAGCTTTAATTGATTTGCTGTTTTCAACGATTTCTTCGTTGCTTGTTTCATCAACGGCTTCTTCGTCTGATGTAGTTTCAACATCATTTTCAGAATCTTCGCAATCGCTTTCTGCTGGTATTTCAGAATTTTCATCTGCTGGTTTTTCTTCTTCACTTTCTTCTTTATTTTCAATATCTTCTTCAATGCTTTTTACTGTTTCTTCAACTTCTTCTTCTGTTGCTGGGATTTCTTCTTCATCTTCAACAACTTCTTCTTCATTATTTGAAGTATCGTCATCATCGGCGATTTTTTCTTCGTTGTTTTCTTCTTCAACTGCTTTGTTTTCTCATTCTTCATTTTCTTTATGGATTTCAATATTACCATTTAATGGTTCTTTTTCTTCTTCTGATAATTCTTCATTATCTGCTTCAACAACTTCTTCTTTTTCTTCTGCTTTTGGTTCTTCATCTTCTTTTGTTTCAATTTCTTCTTCTGATTTAAAGCATGAATCAAAAGATTTTACCAATGCAAATGGATTTGCTGGAACTGAAACAAGAGAAATTTCAAATAATTCCAAAGCTTTAATAACATTTGTGTAACTGTATTTTCATTCAGCGTCCACGTTTTCGATTGTTTCATAATCTTTTACGCTGTATCAAATACTGAATGTTCTTAATACACCGTTCTTTAATTTTGAAAATACTCAATCTGTATCTTCTGTAATTTTGGCTTTTATGAATAATCCTTTATCGTCAATACTTGCTTCAATTACATTTCCAATTGGTTTGTCCATGTCATGCTGTAACAATACAATTGGATTTGTCATGTATTGCTTTAAAGTTTCTTCAAATGCTGTTGGTTCAACAACATCATTCATGCGGTCTTTATCTTTGGTTGACGCATATCATTCGATTTCGTATGATTTATTTTCACCGTCGATTATTTCTTTAACGGATTTCTGATCACATACGATTTGAAAGAACTCTTTGTCCTTGATAAGTTTAAATTTCATCTGATATAAATTATTAAATAAATAATTACCTTTTTCTTCTGTATTGCATTGTGCAACGACAGTTCACTCATCACGGTGGCATATCAACTCAAACACTTGGGTAAATATAATCTAAATCGCACCGTCATTCATCTTCGGCTTGTTGGTGTTCAAGTCTAACACGATCATCACCAACCGTCAACCGCTTCTTTTCCATTTCAATTCATGCTTCTTGTAAAGCAAGCATTGGTTGTAAATTTCCATATTCAAACGCTTTTGTTGTTTCGGTTACTGCAATTGCTCTTGCTCTTGGTAATCCAAACAATTTATCATCAATTGCGTTTATCTTTAATTGCATTACATCTCGACTTTCATGGTTATCAATTCACTGTTTTAAAGTATTTATAACATCTCGTTTTGTGGTATGTGATATGCTTCACTTATAATTCGAAAGGTTTAATTCTCATCGATGATTTGCATATTCACTTGGCTTGTTTGGGTAATAATCAATCGCTTCTTCTCTCAATAATTTACTGAATTTTCTGTACTGCGTTTTGTATCACCTTTCAAACACCTTTTCCAATGGTAACTCCATTTCTTCAATTAATACTCATATTCACATTGATCTTCGGAATCATTCCATTGGATCATCTCACCGTATTTCATCGGTTCGATTTTTCTTTTCTTCTGGGTATAAATGCACATGATCGTTTTGTAATATACTGTATTCAATGTTTATTATGTAAACGTGGTTTTCGTATAAGTCTTTTACATGATCTTCAAGATATTTTCTTTGCTTCTTAAAAGATTTTTGAATAATCGAATATATTTTTGCTTCTTTACGTAATAAGTTTCTGTAATCTTGTGATAACATTTTTTAATATTCATCTCATGGTAAAGTTGCGTCCAATGCAATATCTTCTAATAACACTGAATTTCTTGAAGTTATTGGTTTATCTGCGTTTTCATCTTTCAATGGTTCAAGTCAACGATCTATTCTTGCTTCATTTATTGTTATAATTCCAGTTTGAACATCTGCTCTTTGTCCATTCAACCATTCTTGCGTTTCCTTTAATTGTTCTGAATCAGATTTAATCCAATATTTTTCGAATAAATCTGGTCTGAACATCTGCAACAATTTATTTAATATTGCGTCAAAGTCTGCTTCCATTGGTTTTATTGTTCATTCAAGGAATTCTTCCTTTTGATTTTGTCCATTATTATAATTCACATCTTCAACGTATCATAACATTGCTTTTGGCACTCCAAACGCACTGCATATTTTATCTGTGGTCATTTTTCTTTGTGATATGGTTTCCATATCTTTTGCTGTTAATGATAATTGCTTTACATCTGCAATTCATCATGCAACAATTGTTTTATGTGCATTCTCACTTCACTTGAATTGTGCATTAAACATATCAACGGCGTTTTGCTGTTCTTCTTCGGTTAAATTACCGTCCAATAACAACATCATATCTGGTCTCGCACTGTTCTTGTAAAAGCTGTAATTTGTTTTTAAAGCTTCCAAATCAAGAACTGCGTCATATAATATGCTGGTTAATATTCACATTCAGTTTAAAGTGTTTGTCACATCATCTTCGAACTTGAAA